GTTACTATATCCGAACGCTTTTTGGCACAAATCCCATGTCTTCCACTGAGACTCTCTGGTGAGCCCAGGCATGCCGAGCGTGTCGCTAAAATCGTCGATCGCGACGACATATGTCGCACCGCGTCGAATCGCTTCCCAGGTCCAATAGCCGTCCCAGGATCCAATGTCCAGCACCCGCTTGCCTGTCAGGTCGTCTGGGATGCGGTAGGCATCACGATCAATGGGAGCCCAACCAGGAGTCGTGACTCCCGGCAACTCGATTCGATGATACCAATACGGAATTTGCGAAACAGCCTGTTGGACTTCCTCGTTCGCACAAACACTCATTTCACTAGCCTCAACTTGTTAGCCATGTGGCGCAGTCGCGTCTCCACGTTGGATCGCTCAACTGCCATTTCCTCAAACAGATCCTGCGGTGGATGCTTAATCCACGCAGCTGCCGCAGCAGTCTTCTTCCTGACCGTCGGCGACAAATCGGTAGCAAGCCCGTGCCGCACCGCGTCGTCTGCGTCAAACCAAGTTTCCGAATCCATCATCGCAAGAACTGCCTGTTCCTTGATGTCTTCGTCGATGCTCATGTACTCTGCGTACAGACTCGCCATTTCTTTGTCGTACATGGCAAGCACCTCAGACATCTTGGTCATGTCCACGCTGTTGCCGATGGCAATGGTGTGCGCTCTGTGAATCATCAACTTGCTGCCCCGCTCCATGGTTCGCTTGTCGCCAGCTAAGAAGATGATTGATGCTGCCGACGCGGCCAATGCTTCGTTGTGTGTATCGACGCCGCCACGGTGTCGCTTGAGCAAGTTGTATATCGCAATTCCTTCGTCGGCCGACCCGCCAGGCGAGTTGATGCGGACGACGGCTCGCCCCTTGATTTTGCCGAGAGCTTCGCCAACACCTTGGCTAGTGATTCCCTCGCCTGTCCAGTCGGCACCTACAACCCCATCAAGAAACAATTCGTTAGTGGATGCATTAACTAGGATCATCATTCACTCCCATCAGGTAATAGGTTCTATTCGTCCATGAATCGACCAACGATCTCACGTTTGCTTCGAGGTTGTCGGACGTTGAATTGCCAGCGATGTCGAGCAACTCTTTTCTTGACTGTTCGCAATGAACTCTGGCCCGATCGCGATCGATGCCAATGGACTCGAGTTTTTCTGCTAGCTTTGGCTCCCACTTGCCGTAGTTCCTTTCGATCCAAGAAACGAAGTTTTTCGAGTGAGCACCGCGGATTGCATTGTTCGCCTCGGTGCGAATCAAACCAGAGAGCATGGTTTCCACTGCCCGAGACTCAGCGGTTTGCGATGGCGAATCTTCCTGGTCTGGTGATTCTTCTTCTTCTTGTTGAGAACCTCCATACGCTGTCGTAGCAGGATTGACATACTCATCGCCACCCTCCCGCCTTGTCATGTCCAGCTTTTCCCGAGCTTCGTTGGGACTGATGACCGTGTGCGTCAGCAAGTTGCACAGCGATGTTACCGTTGTTGCCAAGTCAGTTCGGTAGATTGCCGCGCGGTTGAATTTGAAATAGTGGGATCGTCGCACAATTTGAACCTCCGACCGCAACTTCATGTCGCACTGCAACTCCCACTTACACAACCATCGATCGAGCGCTCGACCGTACATCAGGTTGTACTGTTCCAAACTGTTGTACGTCTTCGGCGCTCCGTCCCCAGGTACGCTGTCCAATCCAAACAGTAACCCAATGTCCGTGCGATTGAACTTACCCATTGCCTCAAACTGAGCATCGCTGTTGGTCATCGACACTGCCTGGGCTTTCATCCCTTCACGCAGCAGAGCGGCCTTGTACGCGTTGTCGGACCCGCCTTCCTTCTTGTTAAACTCGTCGATGAACTCCTTTGCGTCTGCGTAATCGCGAAATCGACCTGGAGGCGCTTCGAGGAATAATTTGCCTCGGAATCCTCGCTTGACTTGGTTCTGATAATACTTCGTCGAGTTCACTCCCGCGCTAATCGCGCTTTCACCGATTTGCATCAGGCCGATGCCTTCGATGCCATCGTAGGTGAAACCTTGGATGTGAATGACATCGCTGTCCCCAAACGCAACGTAGCCATTGGCATCGGTGCGTAGCGAGATGGTGACATCCTTGTCATCCTCTTTGTTCGGCTTGGTCACATGTACCTTGTCGCCGTTGAGGATAAACGTCCAGGTGCGATCTGGCAGCATCGGGATCAATTCGACGGGATTGCCAAAGTCGTCTCGTATTATTGCTGCTCGCCCGTTGCCAAACATAATCGCATGGCCGGTTACCTGGCTTTTGAAAACGTCTGGCGTTTGGAACTTGTTTGCTTGATCTCTCAACAATCGATATGCGGGATGGCGAAAGTCCGTCTCCAGTCCAACACCGGTTTCCTTTTTAATGTCCAGCGGCAACTGGCCGGCATCCTCGCAAATCTTGTTGATGCTGTACCAGAGCGACGGCAGACTGAGTGCCTCGCTGTAGCTGACGCGATCGGTCAGCAATGAGTCGTCTGTGCCCCACCACTTGATGAGCCAACTTCGGAGAGACTTAGGCATCCTGCAACCTCCTAGACAACGTAGTAACTCCCTTGAACGCGGCTCGGTTGCCGACTAGCAATGCGATAAGCCATGACGGCAGCAACGACTGGGTCAATTTTGTCTTTGCTCTCCTTTTTGTTGAACATCAACCTGTCTTGACGGTCGGCAGTCACGCATGCGTTATTGAAACACCATCGCAACATCTTGCTATCTTCAAAACGCAATCTGCCCTCTTCCATTAAAACCGTGAAATCGCGAATCGGCTCGTTGAAGTGGCTAGGATTCTGCGCCATCCTTGCTGCTTCAATTCCTTTCGCCTCGAGCGACTCAGCAGTCACCTGTCCGTTGTACGGGTCATAAGCGAGTGTTGAGATGCCATATGCTGCCATCTCTTCGTCGAGGTCTCGCTCCAACTCACTCAGCGGGTATTGAGCCTTGTGCAACTCACCGTTGTAGATCCAGTGAGCAAACGGCATTTGTGTCAGGTCTCGCTTGCTGTCGCTTGCGATGTACGCGCGGCACTTGATCTCGTAGCGATAAACCGTCTTGCCATCCTGGTCGGTCGCAACGGGGAACCTTGCACACAATGCGTAGGCTGCCAGGTCGTCGCGGGATCCGAGGTCTACTCCCGCGCCAAACGCATCGGCGTCTTTCCAGTCGGAAAGCGGACCAACGCACGAATCGAACTTAGCGATGTCGAATGCTTTGTCCGTGCTGCTTACGATTCGATTGCCGTGATAGCGGATGAACCGATTCCTGCCGACCGCAGTGCGCTGGTCCTCGTTCCACCGTTGTCGTAAGTAGTCTTGATCAAGTGATACTCCAAGGTTCGGGTTCGCTTTGATCCAGTTTGCTTCGTCACCAGGGTCGTCGTTTTCGTCGAACTCATAAATAATCGCGAACATCGCCTCGTCTTGAAAGTTGCCCTTCACCACGTTGCATGCGTACTCGTAATTCTCGAGCCACAGATACGAGTCGTCAGCGCCAGCAGTCGTAATAATCAAGTGCAATGGTTGCGTTCTCGAACCAGACCCAGTAACCATCGTGTCGTAAAACTTCCGATGATGCTCCCCCCATTCGTGCACCTCGTCCATGACCACCAAAGTAGGATTGAGTCCCGAGTACGGTTTGTCGCTCGATACCTTGCGAATGTAGGTCTTGTTGTGATTAAACGTAATTGTCTCGTTCTTGACATGGGACATTTTTTCAAGCGACCTGGACTGCAATCGCATCCGCTCGCATTCGCCATAGACGACTGCTGCTTGCTCTTTCTTGGTTGCTGTCAGTAGTATCTGGCCGACCGCTTCCGGCTTTCCTGTCGCTGGATCGATGTCGCCGCTCGCCAAAAACAAGCAGAGTCCAGCAGCGATCGTCGACTTTCCGTTCTTTCGGCCCATGCTCCAGTACACCTTACGAAACCTTCGAGAGCGATCGTCATCGCGCCGCCAACCGAAGATGTTCCAAATTGCAAACGCTTGCCACGGCTCGAGCACGATTGGGTTTCCTGCAAAGGTGCCAATGCTGTGCTTGAGTACACCTGGGAAGAAATCACACACAGCGGTCGCCCAGCGTCTGTCGAAGTGATACGGGAACTCAGGAGTCGACTGCTTCTCAAGGTCGGACAAATATCGGCGCACGGCATCTTTGACTCGCTGGCATGCCGGCACCTCGCCAGACAACACACCATCGATGTACTCTTGTACTTTTGCCCCAACGCCACTAGTAATCACTCAGTTCCCCCCGATGCACTGTTGAGCCATTGCGCGAATTCGTCTGCTTCCTTCTCAGGATCCGGCGCGTGCAACCTGAGCCGCGACGATGGTGTCAAGCCAAGCTCGCCAAGGCACTTTACGAATGTCGACTGGAACCGATGGAAGTGCATCGCTGCTGGGTGAGCCACAAGGTCGCCTTTCGAGTTCTCGATCGTCACTCGGCCACCGCTCAACTCCTTGTTCAGCGCCTCCATCTGGGAGTAGCTAGTCGCTGCAACTTGCAGGACATACAGGTCCGACGTAACCAGTAGGTCCATTTCGTTTAGCTGGTCGCACATGGTGTTCCAGCATTGAAACGCAACTGGATCTCTTGCGACGATCTCGGGCGCGACAGGGTATCCGCGAACACCCTTGGGTTCGTTCCAGTTGACCCGCTGTGGATTTTTGTCTGCTGCTCCGCTTAGTTGCTTAACAGCTTTAGCGGTAGGCTTTCTTCCTGCCATGCGTTCCTCAATACTTTGTCGTAATAAACGTCTGACCATTGCCGAATGGTCATTCCTGCTAACACGTTTCCCTCCACCTCGTTGTGGCATCCGTTGCATACAGCGAGCCAATTGTTTCGATCCATCCTGCGTTGCGGGTTGTCTGCGATCTTGACGATGTGGTGCAATTCCGTAGATGTGTTTGCATTCACAGGACCGTTGAGCATGACACATCGTTCGCACAACGGCCTGACACGTCGCAACCACTCTGATGCTTTGCGATGGTCAGACCCGTACCCTTCGCGCGATGTCTCACGCTTCTTGTGCGGATAGCAACGCAAGCATCGGTCTTTCACAATTTCACCACACCGACACAGCTTAGGCATCTTTATTTGCCGCACTGATGACTTGCAGCACGCCTCCTTCGATGTGCCGGTTGATGCCACCAGTAATGTCTCGCAGTGCCCAGCGGTATTGGCCGAGCGTTGCGGTAACGGCAGTAGTGATGGTCACCGTGAAACTGGTTGATGTGCGTGTGATGTTTGCGTTCTCGATAACCAACACATCGAGCTGATCTGAGTTCTCGACAACGAACCGCAAAGTTAGCGATGTTGTGTCTTCATCAAGCGGCACAGTTGCCGTGGTCGACTCGGAGTAATGCATCGTGATCGTTGATCCAGCGACGCGGTCGACCGTCACGAACACGGTGTCGGTGGTGATCAAATCCGTCTTGGCCTTGATTGCGGCCACCTCTGTGTCCACAAAGTTATCAATCGTGTCTATCTTTGATTCGATCGTGGTAAGTTGCGTGGTTATCGTCGACAAATCCGCAGCACTTTCCGATCGCGGCTGAAACGTCGCCGTAGTCAGCGTCAGGTCGTACACCTCGTTGGCAAATCCACCCGTCGCACCCACAAACGCATTGAGCCGATACGCACCGGCAGGAATCGACGTAAACGCAACGCTGTAGCGGTTCTTGTCGTTGGTCTTCTCGGTTGCCGATGCGGTAGCAACGACCGTATCGCTACCGAGAGCGAACAACTTGCATGAAAGCGTTAAGCCAGTACCGGCACTAAACTCCAGCGTCTGCGTTGCCATCTTCGTCCTTCAGTGCTTGGATCTTCGCGGCTAGCGGCAACAGCACACTTGCGGCTTGTAGGCCACCGTTCTTAACGGCCAAGTCTAAGCATGCCATCAGTTGCTGCTGTTCTTCTTTGGTGATTTCGAGGTTCATGATTACTCCGGTAAAACGTCAGGAATGTGCAACTGGGCTACGAGTGCCGCTTGTTGCTCTGGGGTAAGGGAATCAAACATTTGCAACGCCGACTTCTTCTTGAAATCGACGAGTTGCTTGTAATACGAATCGCAAGCCGAACGTATTACCGACTCAAGATAGCTTTGCGGTGTGAACAGTTCCTTGAGCGGCTTCTTGTCCGCTTCGGGCAGACTCGCATTGCTCGCGGTGATCTGTTCGTTCTCGGTGACGATGGGCTTGTTCGCTTCCAACGTAGCGAAGTCTACGCCCCATTGTTGTTCTTGTGTTAACTGAGTTAGGTCGATCATGGTTTGGGTTCCTATGTTGCGATAAGGCCGAGGTTACGCATACGACTGAGGAGTGCGTTTAACTGTGTAATAACCGATGCCGCATCGGTTGCGTCTGCGACTGCGGTTGGCTGGACGACTGGCGTTGCGTTAAAGAATCCGAGTTTCTGCGTAGTCGCCGTGCCGATCTTGGTTCCAGTTGTTGTATCGGTGACGATGTCTTTGGTTGAGATT